CTGCGGATCGGTCAGCGTTGCCCAGTTCGTGCCGTCGTTGCTCCCTTCGAACACGACTGACGCACCACCGAACGTGCCGGAAACCTGAACCGACTTGTCTGTGTACTGCGCGCCCATCAGCGGCGCGCCGTCGTCGTTCTCTCCCATCGCCGACCAGACAGCCAGGAATGCCTTGGTTGTCTGCGTGCTGGAGCTTTGATGTGCGATTGTCGTCATCTGAAATCCTTGTTGGTTAGCTGTATCCGCTGAATGCCTTGGTGATGTCGGTGAGCGCGCTCTGCTTGCTGGTGTCGATCCCGCCGAGATTCGCGGCGGCCTGTGATGCGGCATGCATTTGCTCTGCCTGCGCCGCTGCTTGCTGCTGCTCTGCGCGGGCCTTCCGCACGAGAACAACCTGATCGCCTGGAACGATCAACTGCGGGTCGATACCGAGCATGTCGGAATAGGAGTCTGCCCAGTAGTCCGCGTCGAACTTGTCGAGCACGTCCGGCCTGAACTGCGCCACTGCGCCAAGGTTGCCGACGAATCGATCAATGCTGTTGGTTCCAATCGCACGCTGCGCCTGAGCCAGCATCGAAACGAACTCGACGCCTAGATCCATGCCTTGAATCTCTTCTGGCGCTTGCGGAACGATGCCCGCTTCGACCATGCGTGCGAAGGTCATTTCGATCTTCGGAGAAAGGATCTCGTTATGCAGCCGCTCAAGAACTGGACCGAGCATCAGCAGCTTTTCTTCGTGCCGCTCTGCGACTTCAGTTGCCGTCATCCGCGTGTCGGTCTGGTTCGCAAGCATCAGGAAGAGGTCGGCGTAAAAGCTCGCCCGAATCCGATCTCGAACATCCCGGATGTCCTCAAGCATGTGCGACAAGTCGATCTGAACATCGAAAGCCGTACGGATGCCGCCCCCTTGCGTTGCCGCATCGACGTAGCTGATACCGCCTGGCAGCAAGTCAGAGTCATGGCTCTTGAAGCTGGTCGGGGCTTGAAGCGGCGGGCGCGTCTTGTAGTCGATCCCCTGCGCCTTGCGCAATTGCTCGTGCTGCAACTGCTTGATGTCGCCGAGGGCTTCCATTGCCGGGGAGTTGCCGTAAATGTCCCCGCCCGCGACAGCCCACCTTGGGCAAAGCGCCACGAACTCTTTGAAGCCTGACTCGCGCAGCATTTCTCCGCCGCTGGCCCCAGGCTCGAAATAGCAGGACGCCCATGGCATGTTCTTCGCGTCCTTGCGCTTCAGATCGCGATCATGACGCGGCTCGATCGCCTGCACCACTGGCACCCATGCGTCGAGGTTTCCACGGTCATGCATTCCGCGCACGGTATGGCTGCACTTGTCCAGGCCGAATTCTCCGGCCATGGCCCCTACGGTCATTTCGTACTCGCGGAACAGGGTATTCACCACTCCGCGATGATCAGTCGCAATGGCGTATTCGCCAGCCGTCAGCGGGTAATGGTGAATGACGTTGCTGTAATCCGCGAGAACGATGGTGCTGGCCGTACCGAAAGCGCCAAGCTCCTCGTAGCAGCTATGCAGAGCACGATACGTGTTGCTCTTGGCAAACACCATCTGCATGAGCCTGGTTACATCGGACAGCCACAGCTTGACCGCCACGGACTCGTCAAGCTCAGGATCGGAGGTCGTCAGCCGAAACCATGGCCTGGCTGGCGAAGTCATCCCGGCCATCATGCCAGCAGCCAGTGTGCGCAGCGCGCGGGTGCCAGTGTTGTCGAGAATCTTGTTATGCCGGCGGTCGCCCTTGTTGCGGTCTGAGGTGAAGAACCTCCCGGACCTTGGCAAGATGTTGTCGCTGATCTCCTGCCAGTGCGGCACCCAGCTCGCACGCTCGGCGCGCAGCCCTGCCAGGCGCATGGCGAGAAGCTTGCGGTATGTCAGATCGGACACCTACTGCCCCAGGAGCGTGTTTTTGCCCAATGCCAAGGCATTCGGATCGACCCCCTGCGGCCCCGTCAGCATCGTGCCGGATGCGCCTGCACGCCCAGCCTGCTGCGCCGCTGCCAGGATTGCCGCCGTATCCGGGCGCTTCTGGTTCGCCGCGTTGATCTGCTGTTCCGCCTTCTTGGCTTGCTTGTCGGCTATGTCAGCCTGTCGGTTCGCGTTGGCCTGCGCCTGCTCTTGCGCCTCTTCCTGGCTCTCTTCCGCCTTCTTGGCGGACCGGTACTGCATGGCGGCGCCTGCGGCAGCAGCCACGCCCATGATGATTGACGATATTGCGGCCATCAGTTGATCCTCTTCATTTGGCAGCGCTCGACGACGGTATAGCCGAGCTTCTCGAAAAGATTTCCGGCCGGCCACGTTCCTCCTGCGGAAAGGTCAGACATGGAAACAGCAATGGCTCCAGCGTCCTTTGCTGTCGACTCGAAGGCGCGCAGCAGCCGCACCCCGGCCATGCTTCCGCGATAGTCTTCGTCAACCCACCAGCCAAGCTCTGCGGCAGTGGTGGAGTTCGGACTGAACCATACCGGGCAAAGGACGCCGATGATCCCGCCGATAATTCGCCCATCTTGTTCAGCAACAAAGGCGATACCGGAGTCGACACATGAGGCCACCGACGCGCGAGCACCCGCGGGATCAAACGGTACGAACTCGGCGAACCGCGAGAACCCGAAAAACGCCGCCCCAAGCGCCAGCATGGCGTCAATGTCTTCTTCGGCTGCTCGTCTGATTGTGCACATGGGCAAACGATAGTTCGCCGGCACGGCAATACGCGCAGATTTACTTGACGGCGTAGGGGTCGTAATCCATCGCAGCATTCCGCCGCACGGATGGCTTGAACATGCTCCTCTTTGGCGTGTCGATCAACGCCAGGATGTAGGCGCTTCCGTAGTCCGGCGATCGCCCGATACGCTTGACGATCTCATCCCTGCTCGCCACGTAGACCGTCGACCCTACAGGCTTCCACGTCGGCGCGCACAGATCAGCGAGCAGCATGGGGTCTGGCGGCAGGCATATGCCCGAGTTGTTCGCCGGGTCGAGAGCTTCGCGCATCGCCCACCAGAGTTGCGACCTAAGATTTTTGAACCGCAAACGCCCGCTTCGATCTGTGGCCGTCGCCGACTCGGACACGTTGACGCCAATCACCTGTAGGCCCATGTCCAGAAGGAAGTCGTATGGGCTTGAACCAACGCCTATCACGTCGACATGAATCACCGCCTCGTCGCGCATGGCTGCTACGGTCAGACCAGCGACCGACGGTCCATCTGGAGTCGCGCTCCCGGCATGCGCCAGCGGAACGTCGAACCACATGCCGTGACGCCTGGCGAGGATGGTCTTGTCACCGCCTCCCCTTGCCACATCGACGCCTACCGAATCCATCGGATCAAGCTTCGCTGGCCGAACCCACCGCGCTTGCGCCGCTTCAACCCACGCCGTAGGTATCACTTGCCACGGATCATCAGTCATGCCTGCTTGGAAGTCTCCGTAGAGCATTTGCGAGCGCAGTGGCTCAGGCAAGGCTTGCAACGTTGCCATGTACCCGGTCCCCATCAAGTGCGGATTGTCAGATATGCGCGACGGGATAAATGTCCTGGACATGGGAGTAACGAGGTCATCACCGTGCTGAAAAGGCGTCCCATCGTCCACTTCTATTTCCTTCCCATCTACCATCGCGAAATACCGAAGCTCACCGGCAGCCGCCGGCCGCGGGTGCTTCTTGTCCAGCCACGGCGCAAAAAAGCTGACCACCCAACGCCCCTCCGAGTCAGTAGGCGGGTTGAAGGTGAGAAGCGCCTGGCATCGCTGCGACTGGTCGACCGACCTCAGCCACCCGAGCAGCGCTCTTACTTGTGCCTCAAGGAAATTTGCCGCCTCGTCGAACACGAGGAAATCATGCGGCCGGCCTTGGTATTTGTTCCAGTCGTCGAGGTTCGGAGTCGAACCGAACTCTATTTGCCGCCCCCGCATCCGCCAGATTCTCTCTGCGCCGTTATACCCGTCGCGAGAACCAACCAGCTCGGTGAATCGGTCGATTATCCCTGTGAGCTGCGTCGCCTCTCGCCGCAGGATGAGAATACGCTTGTGGCTGGTAATCGCCTTCCCGCAGGCAAGGTCGGTCTTGCCGCCGCCTGCAGCACCGCCATACCCGATGATGTCAGCCTGCGACTCGTAGGCCATCTGCTGCGGGCCTGGCAGCGGGGACCATGGGTGCCGGCGGCGCAACTCACGCGCCAGAAGCAAAGCGCGCTCAAGCCGTTGCCGTTCAGGAAGCCTTGACGTTGAGCGCAGCAAGCTCTGCCCGGATGTCGTCATCTGAGAGGTCGCTGACCGAATGGTTAACATTCATGCGCTCGACATAGAAACCGGCTGCCCGTCCGCGCGACACTTCAGCCGCAACAGCAGCCGAAAACTTGCCCGATCTATCCGCCTTGTCCCTCAGTCTCTGGAGGTCCAAAAGATGCGTTTCGAGCGTCATTTTGGCAGATTCTGCCGAAGATGACCGTAATTCAGCAATCCTAACCACAACCAACCCGTGCTTGAGCATTTCGCTTGCGCGATTCCACACGACATTGTTTTTCCACGATTTTGATCGTGGGTACGCTCTACGGTACGCCTCGCTTGCGTTTCCGGTTTCGACGTATGCCAGGCAAAATGCCTCCTGCATCGGAGTTAGGTGTCTCATGTCTCCTTCACCACCTTTCGCCAACCCTCGACAGTCTGCGCCCGCCGTTCATATGAGCAGATGCAGCGCACTGTTCTGAGCGGGATACCAAGCTCTGCCGAAATGGCAGAGCACCCTACGCCGCGATCCTCGTGCATTTCCCGGATGAGGTCCACGTCCGCATCGGAGTACCGGGCGTTCTGATGCCCTTCGCCGATCCTCATTCCACGCGCATTTGTTGCCACAAGCACCGTAGTCAGCATGGCCGATCAACCCATTGACGATTACGAAACCACAATAAACAAATTCTATAAGGCCAACGAGGATTTGCTTGCTTAGTTGTTGGCGACGAAGCATGGCATTCCACGGTCAGAGCATAAGGATTCTCTCATATTCGCACAATCGATCCGAGAGGCGCGATTTTTGTGTGTCCCTAACTCTGCCATGTCTTTTGCTTTATCTCGCCTCGTAGGTGGCACAGCGCAAGCCTGGCGTGCATTCCCTCCAATTCATCACGCCGCGTATCTGTCTTCAGCAGCCCATCCGCGCCCATCCCACCGCACGAGCAGCCTGCCAGCCGCATTGCACACCCCGCAGGCCAAGTGCTGACCGTGGATCTCTGCCAGCATCGCGTCTCCGTCTTTCGCTCCCTGCATCAGCAGCTCTAGCGCGCACTGCGACCGAGGGCGCTTAGCCCACCCAAGCGGGTCGAGTCCATCATTTTTCATGCCGCCTCCCCACCCTTCAGTTGCCGCAAAAGGTCGCCGATCCTGCGCCGAAACTCGGGGTCTTTCGGAAGCTCCACAGGATGCCCCGTCAGCAGCCCGGCGATGACCGCCCCGCTGGCACTGGCAGGAGGTGGCAGAAGCCCGGCGGCGTGGATCTCCGTCATCAGCCCGGACCGGACCGCCCGATCAAGCGCAGATGCGCGGCGCGCAACGTCGCTGCCCAAGCTCGGGAACCACCTCGGCGCATCTGGCCGCTCTCGCAAAATCCGCTCGTAGGCGTCTCGGAACGCCAACCTCGCACCGACCTCGTCTCCGGCATCAAGGATCGGCTGCGAAATGCCCGCCGCCTCGGCGATTTGCTCTGTCCAGACCACCGTATCCGACTCGTCGACTGAAGCCAGCACCAGCCCCCAGGCTTCGTTTGCCGTTGGGTGTCCGCCCGGAACTGCCGGAGGCTGTCGGCACAGCCGGAGAAATTCCGGCAGCGTCGGTGGCCAGTCCTTCGCCATGCATCCAGCGACGCCCGCTGCGAGTTCGTCACGGCTGTAGGTGCCGAGCGATTCAGCCCACACGACCTTAACGTTTTTCAGATCGCAGCCCTTCCACGCATCGGCAAACCGGGCGCCGTACATCGCCTCAAACCGAGCGAAAAGGCGCTCTATCCAGTGCTCAGGCAATGCGGATGACTTCGGCTGTGATGTCGCGAGGGTCTGATTTTTCTGGTTCACGGTTTCGTCCGGTGAGTTCGTCGAGGGTTCGTTTGCGCTGCTCGTGGATCGACTGGCGGGGCCCGGCGCGCGCCGGCTGCTCGGCCCACTCGGCCCTGAACCCGGCCCATCCCCGAGCGCAGCAAAGCTCAAGCGTGGCCTGCAGCGGCAGCCCGGCCTTCCCAGCCTCGGCGACGATCTGCTGCAGCGCCGTTGCCGTCGCGGCGGCTTTCTTGCCCCTCCGCAGGGTGAGGTAGTCCGCCGCGGTTTGCGGTTCCACCCCCTGCTCGATCAAAAATCCATCCGGATCGAAACGAACAGCGGCGTCAGCCGCCGGTTTTTCGGGTCGCGCGGCTACGGTTGAGCTGCCTGCGGCGCTTGGTGTTGATTCAGGATTCAGGATTCGGGAATCAGGAATCAAGGAATCAGGAATCAGCCCGATTTGCACAGTGCTTGCATGGTGC